TGTACTTTGCCTGGGCAGAAGCCAACGAGCTTGATGTCCGACTTGAAGAGGCATGCTTGTACAAGGGCCTTTACGGGCACACAGCGGCCAAGGTGTCGTGGGACCCAGTAGCTGGTCTGCCTAAGGTCACGATTATTGACACGCCTGAGAACCTTTACCTTGGTTACGGCGACTCAAACTACAACCGCATTGACTGGGCAATCTACACTTACGGACTCAGTCCACAGGCTGCCATGGAAGACTTCGGCATTGAGATTGTTCCAGTGCAGCACGGCAACAAGTGGCACCCATACACATACCAGGCAAGCCACGATGACCCACTTGCAAATGTCTACACAAAAGAGTACAATCGTGACCCAAGCCGAATCAATACCGCATACGACAACATGAAGATCACGGTGCTTGATTACTGGTACAAGCACCCAACCAAGCCAGGTAAGCCAGCTCTTGTGTGCAACGCACTCATCGTTGGCAACACCATCGTTAAGGTTTCTAAGCACCCAGAGCTTGCAGGCGTCCTGCCGTACGTCACGTTGCGAAACAGCATGATCCCAGGCAGCCCATACGGAAAGTCAGAACTCTTTGACGTAGAGCAGCTTCTCCGAGAGAAGGACGAGCGAATTACTGCTCAAGCCCAGATGATCCAGTCGGTTGTCGGCGGACAGATGTGGCAGCTCGTTGGAGGCGACGCCCCTGATGAGGTTCCGGCAAACGCAATCCCAAAGCCTGGCCGCGTTGCAACGCCTGGCCCTGGCAACGAGTTGCGTGCGATTACGCCGTTCATTCCTCAGTTCCAAGTAGAAGATTACAATAAGCGCATCGACCGTGAAATTGCTGTAGTCACAGGACTCAACGATCTTCTCCTTGGTCTTGCGCCATCAAGCGTTCTCGGATCTAGCCGAGCAATTGCTTCTCTAGTTGCGAACTACGAGCAGCGCATCGCTCCTAAGCGAAAGCTCCTGTACTCCTGGATCAAGAAGGTTTGGGAGATGTCTGCCCGTATGTGGGAGGCAAAGGACAAGGCTATTAGCGAGATCATCGGCGGCGAGTACCGCTTGGAGATCACTCCGCCAGAACTTACCCCACGAGACACGCTTGAGCTTGCACAGACTGCGCTCAACCTTGTTCAGGGCCGAATCTGGAGCGCAGAACGCGCAATGGACCGCGTTGGCGTGGAGGACCCAGAGGGCGAGAAGGACGTTATCCGCGACGAGCAGACAGACGCAACCCTCAACCCAGCTGCTGTTCTAACAATGGGTCAGCTCATGATGATGTTCCAGCAGCTTCAGCAGCAGCAGATGGCAATGCAGCAGCAGCAGGCGATGATGCAGCAACAGATGGGAGCACAGCAAGGACCGCCACCGGGAGCCCCAGCGGCACCTGGCGGCGGTGGAGTGCCACCAGATATCGCAATGCAACTACAGGCACAGCAGGCATCCGCAGAGAACGCTTTCCGTCAGGTGGGTCAGCCTCAGGGAACTGAGATGATGAACGGTGGAGAGATGGGCGACGTTCCGCCTGAGATGCTTCCAGAGAATGCACAGCCTGGGGCTGAGGCGCAGCAAGGCGTCGGTCAACCAGGTGACCTAGGGGCGCAGATCGCGGCTCTACGACAAAACAAAACAATCAACCGTCTAGCAAGATAACGGAGGACCATAATGGCACGAAGAGGTAGGTTCGGGCGGTCAGCATCGGGTTCTCAGAACCTGTCGTCGCTCGTTTATTCGCTCCTGAAGGAAGAGCGCAATAACCAGGAAAGCACGATGCTTACGTCGTACAAGAACAACATGATGTCTGGCAGCGCTGCCGGCCTGTTCACTTCAAACGGAAGCACCCTCCCTGCCACTGCAGCTAACCTTGTAGAATGGTACAAGGCTCAGGCAGCAGCGGCCGATGCGGTAGGCGACTCAACTGGAGCGCAGCGATTCCGCACACAGGCAGAAGAGTTCCGCATCCAGTCCCTTCGTGACATTGAAACCGTCCTAGACAACGCTTACCAGAACGGCAACTCGATTGACCTAGCCCTTATTGGCGGTTCTGGCTCTGCAAAGATTGACGGGAAAGAGTACGAGAAGTGGCTTAACTCAATCCTGAGCGACGCCTCTATGACCGCATCCGACAGGGAGCGCCTGCAGAGCAAGCTATTTACTGTGTCCTACAACTACGCTGCAGAGAACATGGTAAATGGTTTTAACGAGAAGAAGTACACAGCTAACCAGCTCGTAGCATTCTACGATAAGGAGATTGAGCGCGCTCGTCAGAACGGTCTCACAGATACAAGCAAGACGATGCGCGACATCGTTGCCGCACGCGCTGCCGCCATTCAGCGGGCTTCAAACGACGCAGCAGCAGCAAGGGTTACAAAGGTTGAGAGCGCTCTGTCAGACGAAACAGACGCGATGGCATCTGCAATTCAGCGTCTTATTAAGCCAGTGCTTAAGAACTACTTCTCATCCACAGAGGTTGTTGACGCCTTGCTAAAGGATTTCGGAAAGGGCAAGGGGGATGAGTGGCTAACTCGTTTCTCAAACGCAATTCAATCAGGAAAGATTGACTACGTCCAACTGTTTGACGCAGGGGCCTCCGCTAACGGGCTTAGCGTAGAGGACATGCGGTCTATTGCTCAGGTGTTTGGGGGGCTCAAAGACGAAGTTGAGAACCTAAAAGACCAAGGTTACGCAAAAGAGCTTGGCGATTGGATTTCTTTTGCGGACCAGGTTAGCACAAACTACACAGACGGAGCATTTGCGGCGTCAACTCGTCCGTATGTATCTACCTTCAACGCTGCATACACAACAGTTGGAGGCAGCGTTGGCGTGCAGTATTCTGGCGAGCCAGGTAAAACTGCCGACGCTCTTGGCGACTTGGTTGGAAGCATCAGCGGCGCAGGGTACGAGAACAACGTAACTGACAGCTCTACCATTTCCCAGGTCTCCCTATTTGGACAAGGGATGCTTGGATCGCTAATTCCTAGCCAGCCTGATGTTAATAGCGTTGAGAAGCTAGTTGACTACCTCTCAAAGAACGGCGCAACTGCAGGCATGAACAAGACAGATATTGCAAACAGCATTGCTCAATGGCTATTTGTTTCTAAGAACAATCCGCAGGCATCTATTAGCGGATCAGTACCTATGGAGCTTTATAACCTTGGAATCACCACTGAGATGCTTGACAATCCAATTGGTGGAGCGTCCTCAGGTGGCCTTACGACTGGCGACATCTTGCGATTGCATATTGAGGCTGTGTACATTCCGCAGTCTATTCGAGAAACTGTCGACCCAAACGGCAACCCAACAAGGGCTATTGCATACAAGATGGACCCAAAGACTGGCGAGTTTGCGTTTAACGTTATCCCTAGCGCAAGCGTAAGCAGCTCTGAGTATGTGATGAGCGTCGGAGAAAACGGGAATATCTACTACACTCAGGCTATCCCGTATGCCGCACAGGAGGGAACCAGCGTCCCAATTAAGTTTATCCCAGTCCCTGGAGGCGGAAACTATGCCGGAGGAAATGACGCCAACGACCTAATCGTTATTGACTTTAGCGGCGGGTATGGCAAGCCAATGGCCTTCACTGCAGCTGACATTGAAAGCTTCACAAGTTGGTACACCACTCAAAATAGCGGAGTAGGTGGAGACTATTCAGGCTTCAGGCTTGAGCCAGACCAGGCAAATCCCGGCAGGATGACTTTCACTGCAGGTGCCGCGCTTCTGTCGGCTATTACCGCACAAAACCCTTGGGGCGGCGGAGCTCTTGCCGATTGGATGAACGCAACTGGGCTTAAAGTCACAGACTTCTATCTGACCACCCACGGCTCAACGATTCTTATCGGAGAAGATTTCGTTGACGAATACCGCAATGAGATCTTCTCATCAGGTCTTCAGGGCACTGACGCTAGAACCGCAGTTATGGACTGGCTTAAGAATACCAAGAAGATCTCTGACCCTGGCGGAAAGATTGTCAATATGATCCTAAACGGCGGCTACCTTGTAGCAGAGAATGGCGATAATGGTTTGACCTGGAAGATCTGGAAGGACGGTCAGCAGTACACAAACAGCACAGACGATACCCAAGATAGGCTTCCACCGGCTCCAGCTGGTACAAAGCCAGATCCAAACGCTGTTGTGTCATCAGACCCATCGTTCGGGTGGGGAGGCAACCCACAGGCGCCTAAGCCAGAACCGCTTGGTATTGGCGGGACAGCTGGGGTCAGAGGAACTCAAACTGAAAGGTTTATTCCTACGTCCGACCTTATGGAGCACACATTTAGAAATCTTACCCCTTCACTGACACCAGTAGCGCCAATTCAGCCGCCTCCAGGTGGAACAGCGCCAATTATTGCGCCTGGGATGAAGCCAGATGGTCCTGAGGTTACTGCTCCAGCCGTATCTCCAGGCACTTCGCCAATCCCTGCAACCGCGCCTAGCATGCGGCCTATGGGCGGATCAGCGCCATCAGTGAATAGAACATTTGGAGTCGACAGAACAGCACGTAGGAGTTTGTAATGGCTAGAATCGGCGGAAGCATTGTAGATCCAACGCCACCGTACAATAGCGAAGACCCAAGTAACCGAGGCATTACATCTAGAGAACTTAACGTAACAGTAACTCCAGAATACGGACTTGACACTGGAAGGCTTCTGGATGTTCCTGGTGAGCTTTCAAGCGGTGGCGATTCCAGCAACCCTATTGACTTTGCAGCTTCGTTGCCTTTCCGCGGCATCGGCATGGCGGGGCAGGCCCTTGGGGCTGGCCTAAAAGTCGGCGGAGATATCATTGGCGCAAGCCCGCTTGGCTTTATTGCAAGCCAGAAGCTTGGGGACGGCACAGTTGGCGACATTGTTGGGAATATTGGCAAGGTGTTCCTTGACATTCTTGCGAAGCCAGGAGAAATGGTCCAGGACTTTGGAGCCATGCTTCGCATCAAGACGGCAAACGGCACCCTTCCTCCAGATATCCAGGCAATGGTTGACGGCGGGGCATCCGAAGAGGCTATTATCAAGTACATGCGAGAGACTGGTCGGTCTCTTGCAAATGACCGAACGGTTAACCTAGGGCTCTCTCTTCTGCTTGACCCGCTGAACCTGACCCCGTTTGCACTGGGCAAAGCAAACCTGCTAAAGGGACTTGGTAAGCTTGGTACAACTGGAGCTGGTATCGGCCTTGGCGCTGCGCTTGGTCCTGTAGGCGCTGTAGCTGGCGGACTTGGAGGATACGCTCTAGGCGGACGAGTAGGCCAGAAGATGGCCGAGCTAGGATTTAAGGCCGGAGCAAAGACTATTTCCAAGCAGAGTGGCCTTGAGCTGAGCGCAAAAGCGCGTGCTATTCAGGCTGCAGAGGCATCTGGCCAGGCTATCCCTGTTGACCTGAACAAGGGCCAGTATCTTATTTATAACGAGATTGACAAGGCCATTTTCCGGCCAATGCGCAATGTGGCAAACAGTGTTAAGGAAGGACTTAAGCTAAAGACTGGCCAGATCCTCCTTAGGGCATATAGCGCACGAGTAATGGATGAGTTCCACGAGGCGGCCACCCAGGCATTTGGCGAAGACGCAGCCAAGCTCGGTTTGCGACGTTTCGCCATTGCAAAGACGAACTCTGTAATCCAGTCTGTATCTAGGTCAAGAATTGGCGACGTTGAATCCGCTGTGGACAACGTTGTTGAGAACGTTGACGCGGACATTAAGCGCGCTCTTGAGGAATACAAGGACGCGAGGTACAACAACGCTCCAAATGCAACGTTTGATATGCTAGTCGGCGCATCTGGGGATCTAGCCAAGATGCCTGGGAGTACGGACTATGTCATGGCACGACTTGCGGAAAACGCAGGGGATGTTGGCCTTGAAGTGAAATATAACATGAGCCGAGAAGAGATTATTGGGTTCCTCCAGGACGCAGCTCCTGGGTATGGCCCAAGGATGGACCCAGGCTCAGGCCTCAGGATTGTTGACCAAACTACAACGGTCCAGGCAGCCAAGAACCGACTGCGCAACCGAATGCTTCAGGCTCGAATGGACACGGAGCTGGCTGGGTATGACCCAGTTAAGGATGCCGTGCGAGCAGCTTCTACTAACATGGATATGATTGACAATGGGCTCCTTGACGAGGTCGCACTTGAGGTCAAGAAGGAAGCCGAGTACATCGGCATCTCTGCACCTACTCAGGGGGCTAAGTCGCTTTCCGCTTCTAAGCGTGCGTATATGTACGCAGAGAGGCTAGCCAACGAACTGGCCAACGGAACTGCAGACGACATCACTAGAGGCGCTGGTAGGATTGAGGCGACGCCAGCTCAAATCCAGGCAATCGCCGACAAGTTCTTTGGCGGAGCCCGAGTTGAGGGTGGCAAGCTTTTGGGTGGAAAGTACTTTGACGAGACTGGAGTCCTCAATAGCAAGGCCAACATTTCGCGACAACTTGCTCAGAAGTTTGCCTTTGCTCGTTCAACTACATATGGGTTCAACATCAACCGGATGGGCAACGTTCGGCGAGTATTCCACATCGCTACAATCTTTGAAAAGGCTGGCATTCGCGAGAAGCAGCTGTACGCGAAGGAGATCAGTAAGGCTCTCGGTCGGCCAATAACCGTACGTGAGCTTGAGCAGATTGTGCCTCAGCTAAAGGAGCTTGGGGACGTATCTGCAATTGCTCGCCCGACATTTGTAAAGACATCAAGCCTGATTGACACAAAGGTTGAGCAATGGACTGCATTGTTTGACAACCTTGGGCAAGAGGGTGGCCTAGTTGCTAGCGCCTACCCAGAGATCCCACAGGCAGTGATCGCAAAGCTTAACAGCATCATGGCAGGTGGCCCGCGTTCCGCAGCTGAAGCTAAGACGTTCTGGGCAACACAGGCTGCGGCTACATTTGAAGACGTAGCAACAAACACCCCAGGGTACAAGCTTACCTCCGGCTCGATCTCGGCTCAGCAGGTGAAGGACTTCTTGACCGCGGCCAAGAACGCTAGCGCTACGACAGCCAGGGCTACGCCTAAGGAGCTTAGCGCTATGAGGGAGGCTTGGCGCTTGCTTAATGGGAACACAGACGAGCTTGACAACATTATTGCTGCAGCAAAGCGAGACGGATACGAAATCGGTATTGCACCTGCAGACAACGTCATCCGCGAGCCGCGACTGATCGCGACAGTGGAGAAGCAGGGGTTGGCAGTTCCTGAAGTCGCAACGATTGACCGACCGTTCATTGACATTACTTCAGAGTTTGTTGACGGGTTGCCTGACCTGGCAAACCCACAGGCATACAAGGTAGGCGGCGTTCGCGGTGCCGTCCAGAGCATGCTTGCTCCAATCCCGCAGGCTCTTGTGACATCGTCAGCATCTCAGAGGCTTCAGCTTATTTTGCGAGACAGGTTTACAGTTGACGAGATTGACGAGTTCAACCGCCGGGTAACAACTCGCGCAGTTGGCGACCGCAAGGGCGTTCGAGGACTTGAGCAGAGCACCATGGAAGACATCATGGGCGAGATCCTGCAGGAGAAGACTGGCGCAGCGTCAGCCAAGGCTGCATGGCAGGAGCGAATTGACGCTCTTAAGGCAGCTGGAATTAGGTCTCCAAATCTTCAGACAGACATCATTAAGGCGTTTAAGGCTGAGTACGACCAGTCTGGTTACTCGCAGTGGATTAGCAGTGCCATGAAGAGTGCCCCAGGCATTGGAAAGCACCTTGCTTATATTTCTGAGAGTTTGTACCCTATGCTTAAGTACAAGGTCAACCCGCTCTTCTTTGCACAAGAGCTCATTGAGTCCCCATTCTACGCTGAGTTGCGCGGAATGAACAGAGGCGACATGGAGGCCAAGCTTAAGGCTGCCGGCGTGACGTCTCGTGAAATCCGCCAGATGTTCGGCGAAAGAACAGCATCACAGGCCATGCAGCTGCACGAGCAAGCGTTCTTCTCGTACACTGCTCGCTCACGAGGAGCTGCAGACTCAGCTCTCAAGGAAGGACTCACGGCCAAGGAAATCCTAAGCAACCCAAGAAGGATTCTTGACGAAGGCTGGGAGGCTACGGCAGACTTTAAGGAGAAGTACCGAGACCTCATGGCCGCAGGAGACCTGGCGCCAAAGTTCCAGAAGTTTGTGCAGCAGAACATGCCTGATGAGGCGGTTGCTCTACACAACCGATACGGAGCAGACGCATTTGACCAGCTCATTGGTTGGATGAGCGAGTACAAGCGAATGCAGGCAGCTAAGTTTGGCGGCTCTGCAATTAACACGATGAAGGCACCTGGGTTTGGCTTCGCGGTAAACCCGTCAGCCACAGGGTTGGCCCAGATTATCTCTGAGGTCAACGATATCCTTCCAATGCACACATCGGAAAAGTTTGCTACACTTGTTCAGGGCGGCGCTCGCCCTCGAATCATTACCAGCACGTTCCGAGCTAAGTTTATTAACGCAGCCCAAGACGCTGGATACGATGTGGCTGCCGCCAGGACTGCCCTTGACCAACTTGACAACATTGCGCAGCGCTATGCGCTTGAGCTAAACCGAGTTGGCCCGAACCTTCAGTTCCTAAAGGGTGAGTACGACAGCGCGCTGAAGGCATTCGGCGTTGAGATGCGAGGTCTTACTTCGCAGCTACAACTTGCCGACGTCCACAAGGCTATTGTTATGGAGCTCATGGACGCCTACGTACCAGGATTCTCAAAGACTTCTGGTGCGAACGAGATCATTGAGGCTATTGCAAACGCACGTAAGTACGGAGCAAAGTTTGCCACGATGGGCAGGCTTATTGAGCAGATCCGCATGGATGCCGGAGACATGTCTGTACTAAGCGCCGGTGCAAGAGACTCAATTAGGCAGACAGTCCAGCGATACGCAAACTTTAGCGGCGAGCGCGGAGCGGTTGTGCGATCGACTCAGGACATCCTTACTGACACGACCAGCAACCTACTTAGGGATCACGCTGGGGAGCAGGCGATGTTTGAGGCAGCTAAGTGGTCTTACGCCAAGTCTGTAGAAGAGATGAACAGGGTTAACTACTTCAGCAGCAATCGCTCATGGTTTGAGCGAAGCATCAACCACCCATTCCTGGGCCTTTATCCATTCTCGTACATGTTCGGCAAGGTTCTTCCTGAGCTGACGCGATTCATGTTTTACAAGCCGTTCGGCGTTACGGCGCCAGGCGCAGGGTACGCAGCTTACAGGAAAATCTCTGAATACGTCTCGTACAACGGTCTGCCACCTGGATGGGAAACAACACAAGAGAAGCCAGACTGGCAGTTCCTGCTAGTTCAGCTAATCCCTGGAATCCCAGAAGATATGACCGTGGTCACTCCAAAGTGGTTCCGTTCTGGCGTATCAACGATCTCTCGCCAAGGCTACGACCAGTACAAGGCGACAGACCTTGCTGGCCAGGCATTTGACTGGGCGCTCAACAGCGGCGTAGGTGGAGTAAGCCAGCTTGCCCTTAAGTCATTCGGCGAGCTGACCAATAATGCAGCAGACTTTATCACTGGCAAGTTTAATACGGACGCAGATCCATTTAGAAAATAACACAGGCCAGAAGTACTGGTCTGGGGATAGTTAAGAAAGGAGCCAGAGATGGCAGACCTTGAAGTCGCGGCACCGCAGCCGCTTGAGTCACAGCAGGAGGAGGTAACTCCACCCGCAGTCACTGAGGCGGAGGATGATGTCGCCACTTGGAAGCGTCGTCTCTCAGGAAAGGACCAAGCTCTCACTGCAGCCCAGAAGGCGGCAGAAGAGTTTAAGTCCAAGTACGAGGAGCTCGCACAGTGGAAGGCCGCCCAAGAGGAGGCATCACTGTCGGAGTTTGAGAAGGCAGCGCGCAAGATTAAGCAGCTCGAGGACGAGCTCAAGGCCACGGAAACGCGGTACGAGTCGGAGAAGCTGAAAGCCAGCTTCCCTCAGTACTATAATTTCCAAGAGAAGGTGCGTAACCTGACCGAGGCCCAGCGTGCTGCGGAGTTTGAGAACTTCGTTAAGTCACAGATCGGTGGGGATCAGCCCACAGAAATCAGCGACGCTAACGCTCCAAAGCGTAGCGCCGGTAAAGACAAACCAATGAAGCCAGAGGACATCAAGGACGCAATTCGCGCCCTTGGAAATCCCTGGGCAGAGTAAGAGGAGGTAGCTAAATGGCTACTACATCAACCCTTTCGGGTCCTGCTCTGAACAACCTCAAGTCCTTTAACGGATCTGAGGCCAATGCGTTCCAGAAGCTCGTGCAGGAGCTTGTGTCGCAGAACGTTCAGGTTGAACTTCGAAATCGCATGGTTCACGCCCTTCCGAGCAACTATATGCCGGGAACCTTCATCAAGGGCACCGACCGCATTCGTTACGTCCGCTACCCAGACATCAGCCACTCGTTGACTGAGCTCTCGGAAGGCGTGACCCCTGACCCAGTGGTCAACCTCAGTGTCCGCACTGAGTACTTCTCGGTAAAGCAGTACGGTGCATACACCAGCCTCAGCGACATTGTCCAGCAGGACTCGCCGCATGACTTGGTGTCCATTGCATCGGAGCGCATTTCGTTCGCAGCAGCGCAGTCCATGGACCGCATTGTTCGCGATGTGATGAACGCTGGTACGGCTCGCGTGCACTATGCACAGGCCCAGTCCACGTCGTCCTCGATCACGACCCGAGCCGGCCTTGCAGGTGCAACGATTTCTGACGCAGCGGACGCAACCGCACGCCAGGACTACAAGCTCAACGGTCTTGAAGTGAAGAAGGCTGTTGCTCGTCTTAAGACGGCCAACATCCCTCCGTTCGCAGACGGCTACTACCGCTGCATCATTCACCCAAATCAGCAATTCGACTTGCTGACGGATACTTCGAACCACGGCTTCCTTGAGGCCACGAAGTACACCCAGTCCCTTGACCTCCTGAACGGTGAAATCGGCGCCTATTCTGGCGTTCGCTTCCTCGTTTCTCCAGAGGCAAAGACGTTTGATGTTAGCGGCACCACGGTTTACTCGGCACTCTTCTTTGGTCCTGACGCATTCGTCGTCGGCGACTCACAGACGATGCAGACGTACTTCGTTGCCCCTGGCGGCGATCACTCCGACCCACTCTCGCAGCGTGCTCTCCTTGGTTACAAGGTGCGCTTCGGTGCGATGATCGTCGGCGAGGCCGCAGCCAGCGACTACAACGGCTTTGATAAGGCTGCTGTTGTTTCAACCGTTGCAAAGACCACCACGACCGCAGTACTCACGACCAGCGCAGCCCACGGGTTCTTCGCTGGCGAGGCTATCAAGGTCATCGGTGTACATGCTGACGTTAACGGCAGCTGGACGCTGACTTC